ACCAAGCAGGGCAGGACCGTTGTCGGCCAGGCCGAGATAGTGGCCTTCCGGGCTGGTGGGTGGCAGAAGGCCCGGATGGAACGCCAGATGGTGGACTGGTTCGGGCACGTGCCTGAGGTGGTGATCACCCTAGCCGCCGATTACTGCGCCGGCTGCACGGACACCGAGTTCTGCGCCCTGGTGGAGCACGAGCTGTACCACGTGGCCCAAGAGACCGATCAGTACGGTGCGCCGAAGTTCCGTAGGGATGGAACGGCCGCCCTGACCATGCGAGGCCACGACGTCGAAGAGTTCGTCGGGGTGGTCAGGCGCTATGGGGCAGGGGGAGAGGTCCAGAAGCTCGTAGACGCAGCGCAGAGGCCGCCCGATGTGGCCAGACTAGATATCGCCCGGTCATGTGGGACGTGCCTTCTACGGGCCGCCTGACCTGACTGGGCATGACAAGGTGCCAAGCCAATGCCCGCCCTCAGCCCAGACGTAAAGACCTACATCGTCCAGCAGCTGGCGTGCTTCGACACCCCCTCCCAGGTGGCTGAGGCCGTCAAGGCAGAGTTCGGGCAGGAGGTGTCCCGGCAGGTGGTCGAGGGCCACGACCCGACCAAGAAGGCGGGAAGGAAGCTGGCACAGCGCTGGGTGGACCTGTTCAACGCCACCCGCGAGCGCTTCCGCAACGATACCGCGGACATCCCGATCGCCAACAAGGCCTTCCGGCTGCGCGCGCTGAACCGCATGGCGGTGAGGGCGGAGGGCATCAAGAACATGGCATTGGCCGCCCAGCTCATCGAGCAGGCGGCCAAGGAAACCGGCGGGGCCTACACCAACAAGCAGCAGCTGGAGCACAGCGGACCGAACGGAGCACCGATCCAGAGCGCGGACATGACGCCGGGCCGGTTCCGTGACGTGGCGCGGGGGCTTCTGGAGGACGTGTGACGTGACCGAGCTGACCGCCGAACAGAGGGTGGTCGCTGCGGAACTGGCTCGCGAGGACTTCTATTTCTACAGCCGCTACACGTTCCTGAGGAAGAAGGGCTTCCCGTGGATGCGGGCCAAGCACCACGCGCCGCTGTGCGCGGCCCTGGACCGGGTCTATCGGGGCGAGTGCAAGCGCCTGGTGATCAACCTGCCGCCGCGGTACTCCAAGACGGAGCTTGCGGTGGTGGACTGGATGTCCTGGTGCCTGGGCAAGGTGCCGGACTCCGAGTTCATCCACATCAGCTACGCCGCGCCGCTTGCCCTGAACAACAGCGCCAACACCCGGGAGCTGGTCCAGCACGAGGTCTATGGGGAGATCTTCCCCGAGGTCGAGCTGCGCAAGGACAGCAGCGCCAAGGGAGACTGGCGCACGACCAAGGGCGGGGTTGTCTACGCCACCGGCGCCGAGGGCACTGTGACCGGCTTCGGCGCGGGCAAGGCGCGGCCCGGCTTCGGCGGCGCGATCATCATCGATGACCCGCACAAGCCCGGTGAGGCGGACAGCGACACGGTCCGCCAGGGCGTGCTGGACTGGTTCAACAACACCCTGCAGTCGCGAGTCAACAGCGCCGACACGCCGATCATCGTGATCATGCAGCGACTGCACGAGCGGGATCTGGCCGGCTGGCTCCTGGGCCGCAAGCCCGGCGAAGAGCCAAGGCCCGGCGGCAATGGTGAGGTCTGGGAGCACGTCTGCTTCGAGGCGCTGTCGGAAGACGGCGAGGCCCTTTGGCCTGCGAAGCACACTGCCGCCGACCTCAACCGCATGCGCGAGTCGATGCCCTACGTTTTCTCGGGGCAGTACCAGCAGCAGCCGTCACCCGGCGAGGGTGGAATCATCAAGGCCGCCAAGATCGAGACGGTCGATGCGCTTCCCGCTGGCCTGCAGTTCGTGCGGGGGTGGGACTTGGCCGGAACCGAGGCCAAGATGAAGCGGGGTGACTGGACGGCGGGCGCCAAGCTGGGCCGCAGTCGGGACGGCGTCATCTACATCGCCGACGTCCTGCGCGAACGCATGGGGCCCGACGAGGTGGAGACGGCGATCGGCAACACAGGCAAGGCGGACATGGTCCTCCAGTCGATCCCGCAGGATCCCGGGCAGGCTGGCAAGGCGCAGGTCATGCACCTGAGCCGCAAGCTCTACGGCGTGCCGGCCACCTTCTCGCTTGAGAGCGGGGACAAGGCCACACGCGCGGCAGGCTTCGCCGCCCAAGTCAACGCCGGCAACGTGAAGATGCTGCGGGCGCCGTGGAACGAGGCGCTGCTCAACGAATTCAAGATGTTCCCCAACGGCCACTACGACGACCAGGTGGATGCGTGTTCGCGCGCGTTCAACTCCCTGGACGACTCGCTGGCCCTCTTCATGGCGCAGGCTCAATGACCACACCGACCTTCCACCAGGACGGCTACATGGAGGCCTTGCTCGGTGCAGGCGGCATCGCGGCCCTGACCAGCGCAATCGGCCTGAGCGACACGGCCATGTATGCCGAGGGCGGTCTGCCCGCGCGGGTGGTAGACCTGCCGGCGGACAACGCGGTGAAGGGCGGCATCACCATCACCGGCGATACCGATGGCGTGATCTTGGCGGAGATCGAGCGGCTCAAGGTGCTGCCGATGCTGGCAGATGCGGCTCGCTGGTCCCGTCTCCGGGGCGGCGGATGCCTGCTGCTGATCGTCGCCGACGGCGGGCTCCTGCGCGACCCGATGAACGTCGATCGCCTGGACACCATCCACGAGCTGCGCGTGTACGACGTCGATGACCTGTCGGTCGATCGGTCGTACAACAACCCGAACGAGGTCACCTACGGCCAACCGGAGCTCTACCGCCTGTCTGTTCGTGGTGCTGGCACTCAGGTGCTGGTGCACGAGTCGCGCCTGGTGGAAGTGCCCGGCGACCCGCTGCCGGCGTCCTCCAAGCAGGACAGCATCCCCTGGCGCGGTCGTCCCGCTGTGACCCGTGCATTCCGGCGGATCCGGGACTACATCGATAGCGTCGGCCTGGCGCGCGAGATCCTGCGTCGCAAGCAGCAGGCCGTGCACAAGATGAAGGGCTTGGCTCAGGCCATCCAAGCCCAGCAGGATGAGATGATCCAGAAGCGCCGGGCGATGGTCGATCAGGCGCGCGGCGTCCGGAATGGCGTGGCGGTGGATACGGAGGACGATTACGACATCCGTGACACCAGCGTCGGCGGGGTTAACCAGATCCTGCAGGAGATGCAGATCGCGACGTCGGCAGAGTCTGGCATCCCTGTGACGCTGCTGTTCGGGCGCTCCCCGGGCGGTCAGAACGCCACCGGCGATGCCGACTTCGAAGGCTATTACAACCTGGTCGAGCAGCTTCGCAGCCTGCGCATGCAGCCTGCCCTGGAGCGAATCATCTCCCTGATCTGCGCTCAGAACACGATGGCCGGCAAGGCCCCTGACAACTGGACCGTGGTGTGGTCGCCGCTGAAGCAGCTCACGCAGAAGGAGCTGGCCGACATCGGCAAGACCAAGGCCGAGACCCTCAAGATCGAGGCGGAAGCGGTGTTGGCCATCACCGGGACGAGTGCTCTGTCTGAGGACGAGGCAAAGGAATACATGCAGAAGCGCGGCCTGTTTGGGCTCGATCCTGATGACACGACGCCCGGCACTGCCAAGACCTATGCGGCGCAGACATGAAGAAGAAGCCCGGCAAGGCGCGGCGCTGGCTGTACCCCGCCGGCGTCGAGCGCGATTACACCCGCCGTCTGGTGGCCATCGCTGACGAGACCGTGCAGGCCATCGAGCCCGCCGTGCTACGCGCGCTGGGCTACCGGGCCGACGTCGCGGATCCATCGATCGACCTCGGCTGGTATGACGGCCTGGTCGAGGCGCTCCGCGCCGGGACCGGCCTCTCGCCCGTGCAGGATCAGGTGCTCGGCCCGCTGGTGAGCGAGTTTGCCCGGCGCACGACCAGCTTCAACAAGCAGCAGTTTCACGGGGTCCTGCGCTCCGCCTACGGCGTGAACGTGCTGACGGCCGATCCAGAGCTGCGCGGCATGCTGAGCGTGTGGGAGGCCGAGAACCTCGAGCTGATCAAGTCGCTCCCGGCGAAGTACGTCGACCAGCTGCGCGGCAAGGTGACCGCGGCCGTTCAGTCCGGGAAGAGCCTGCGGGATGTGGTTGCGCTGGTGAAAAAGAGCGGCAAGGTCACCAAAGGCCGCGCCGAGCTGATCGCGCGTGACCAGATCGGCAAATTGAACGGCGACATCACCCAGGCCCGGCAGCAGGGCATCGGCGTCGAGGAATACCGCTGGCGCGGCACGCTGGATGGCCGCGAGCGTGCCGAACACGTCGCCCGCGAGGGCAAGACCTACCGATGGGACAAGCCGCCGGATGGCGGGCACCCCGGGCAGCCGATCCGGTGCCGGTGCAGCGCCGAGGCTGTCCTGCCTGATCTGGACGACTTGAACGCCCTGATCGTTCACTGAGGAATCAACCATGCCAACCGTTCAGCGGTTCGACCGCATGCCGCTGCGTGCCACTCGCACGGCCGAGGGCTTCGTTCAGGACACGGCAGTCCTGACGCGCACGGGCATTTTCGAATACCGCCAGCCCAATGGCTCCATCCGGCGCGAATACCGGCCGCCGGAGGAGGTGTTCCATGCCGACTCCCTGGCCAGCTACAAGGGCAAGCCGATCACCATCGGCCATCCCGGGCTGGTGACGTCGAAGAACGCCAAGCTCCACACCTGTGGCGCCTGTCTCGGCGAGGGGAGGGCGGACGGCAACGACGTGCTCGGCGATCTGATGATCTACGACACGTCCGCGATCGACGCCGGCGCGAAAGAGCTCAGCAACGGATACACGCTCGACCTGGACGAAACCCCGGGCGAGATCAACGGCGAGCGCTACGACGCCGTGCAGCGAAACATCAGGGTGAATCACATCGCCCTGGTCCCCCGTGGCCGTGCGGGCAACGCCCGGCTCAATCTCGATGCGGCAGACGCCGACACAACTGAGGAAGACAACCCCATGCCCACGAACATGGTGCAAGTTCGCTTGGATAGCGGCCTGTCCTACGAGGCGGCGCCCGAAGTCGCCAACGCGTACCAGGCCACCCAGGACGCCCTGACCGCACCCCGGTCGGATGCCGACAAGGAGCGCGCCCGCGCCGACGCCGCCGAGGCCAAGCTGAAGGATGCCGAGGCGGCCGCCGACAAGATCCGCCAGGACGCGGCCACTGCCGCCAAGGCCCGCCTCAAGCTCGAAGACACCGCCAACAAGGTCGGCGCCGAATTCAAGCAGGACGCGACCGACACCGAGATCCGCACCGCGGTGATCAAGAAGGTGCGCGGCGACAGCTTCGACCTGACCGGCAAGTCCGAAGGCTACTTCGAGGCGGCCTACGACCTGGCCGTCGCCGACAAGGATCAGCGCCAGGACTCCGTGGCCCGCCAGCGCCACGAGATCACCCCGCCGGCC